AAAATTAATATTTATTCGTATATAAAGATATAAAAAATGGCAAATACAAGCTTATTTACTAGACTACAAAGATTATTTTCAACAGATGTTATTATAAGAAACGCTGGTGGTAATAATTTAACAGTAATTGATAGTAATCAAATTCAAACTAGTGGTGAGTTTGAAACAAACGCTCTAATTGATAGATATAATAGAATATATTCAGCAAACACTACATCACTTTTAGGACAGCAATTTAACGCTAACTATAGATATTTACGTCCAACTATATACTCAGATTATGATGCTATGGATACAGATGCTATTGTAGCTTCTGCTTTAGATATTATTTCTGATGAGTGTACTTTGAAAAATGATATGGGAGAGGTACTTCAAATTAGAAGTAGTGACGAGGATACACAGAAAATTCTTTATAATCTATTCTATGATGTATTAAACATTGAATTTAACTTATGGAGTTGGATTCGTCAAATGTGTAAATACGGAGACTTTTTCTTAAAATTAGAAATTGCAGAAAAATATGGTGTATATAATGTTATTCCTTACACTGCATATCACATAGCGAGAGAAGAAGGTATTGATCCTGCTAGTCCAGCTGAAGTAAGATATAAATACAGCCCAGATGGTTACAGTTCAGGTGTAACAGGTGGTTATGGTGGTGTAAATGCCGCTTCAACTTACAGTAAAGAAAAACAAGCCGGAGCAATTTATTTTGACAACTATGAGATGGCTCACTTCAGATTAATTACTGACGTTAACTATCTTCCATATGGTCGTTCTTATTTAGAACCAGCACGTAAATTATTTAAACAATATATCTTAATGGAAGATGCAATGTTGATCCATCGTATTGTTCGTGCCCCAGAAAAACGTATTTTCTATATTAACGTAGGTTCAATTCCACCAAATGAGGTAGAAAACTTTATGCAGAAGACTATCTCAACAATGAAAAGAACTCCATTCATTGATCCACAAACAGGTGAATATAATTTAAAATATAACCTACAAAACTCATTAGAAGACTTTTATATCCCAGTTAGAGGTAATGATACCACTACTAAAATTGAACCTACTAAAGGTTTAGATTATACTGGAATGGAAGACGTAATTTATTTAAGAGATAAATTATTTGCTGCTTTAAAAGTACCTAAAGCATTCATGGGTTATGAAAAAGACTTAACAGGTAAAGCAACGCTAGCAGCAGAAGATATTCGTTTCGCTCGTACAATTGACAGAATACAAAGAATTGTATTATCAGAATTAAATAAAATTGCTTTAGTTCACTTATATACTCAAGGATATAGAAATGACCAGTTAACAAACTTTGAATTATCATTAACTACACCTTCTATCATTTATGATCAAGAAAGAATTGCGTTAATGAAAGAAAAAGTTGATTTAGCTCGTCAAATTATTGAAACTAAAATATTACCTACAGATTGGATTTATGACAATGTATTCCACTTAAGTCAAGACCAATATGATGAATATAGAGATTTAGTAGCTGAAGATCAAAAACGTACTTTCAGATTTAAACAAATTGAAAACGAAGGTAATGATCCACTTGAATCAGGTAAATCATATGGTACACCTCATGATTTAGCTGCTCTATATGGAGCTGGAAGAAATGGAATGGGTGTTCCTGATGGATATAATGAAGATGCACCTTTAGGTAGACCTAAAGAAAAATCATCTAATATCAATACTCAAGATAATTCTCTTGGTAGAGACAGATTAGGTAAACATGATATGAAAGTAGATGATACTGAGGGTCCAAGTATGAGACCTAATTATAAAGGTGGTTCACCATTAGCTATGGAAAGTGCTAGGAAAAATTCTAAATTACTTGAATCACTAGATAAAAAATTAGTATTTAAAAAAGATGATTCCTCACTCTTAGATGAATCTCAAATACGAGAGTAACATTTTCATATATATTTATAGACAAAATATTAACTAGGAATGACAATTAAACATTCAAAGTATAAAAATACTGGAATTCTTTTTGAATTGCTTGTTAGACAAATTACAGCTGATACATTATCAGGTGATGAGTCGCCAGCAATGGACATCTTAAAGAAGTATTTTACTAAAACAGAATTAGGTAGAGAATACAAATTATACGAAAGTTTCTTTAAAAATATTAATACTAGCGAAACTAAAGCTGATATAGTAATAAGCACTCTAATTGAGAGTTCTAAACAACTAAACCGCTCAGCTTTAAGAAGACAAAAGTATAATCTGATTAAAGAAATTAAAGAACATTACGAATTAGAATCGTTCTTTAGAACTAAACTCCCTAATTATAAAGCCCAAGCAGCTTTATTTACACTGTTAGAAGTATATAATAGTGATAATTTGTCTAACCCAGATCAAATTATAGAAAACAAAACTGTTCTTTTAGAATTTTTAACTTCAAAATCTATTGATAAGAAAGAAGTTAAAGAAAATATTTTAGAAGATTTCAAAACTCAAGATAAAGACATTCGTGTATTAACATACAGAGTATTGTTAGAGAAATTCAATGACAAATACTCTAATTTAAATGAAAATCAAAAGAATGTTTTAAAAGAATTCATTAATGGTATTGATAGTACTCCTAAACTAAAAGAATTCTACAATACTAAAGTAGGTGAAATTAAAGAACACTTAAACAAGTTAAGCACCTCAGTTACAGATAAAGCCATTCAAATTAAAATCAATGAAGTTATTAACTTACTTTCTCCTCTAACTAAGAGTAATAAAGTAAATGATGATCATTTAATTAATCTTCTTCAATACTATCAATTAGTAGAAGAATTAGAAAAGGCAAAATGAGTAAATTACGAGAAATAATTGCTAAAAAAATAAAAGAAGCCAGTGCTACAGGTACTGGCGCTTCTGTTTCTACTGGTACAGGCGAAGGTGTAGCAACAAAATATGCTTTTAATCCAAATAAAAAAGCTAAAGGTGCTGAAAACATCTACTACTACAAGTTAGGATTTAAACCAGTAAATAGAAAGGCTTTAAACAAAGCAGCTAAAGGAGTTGAAGTTAAACAATTGTGGGAAGAGGAAAAAACAAAATTTGATATTGAATCATTTGTTTCAACTTTACAAACTGACAATGAAGAACTTAAAAAATATATAGCAGGACGTTTAGGAGATTTTGACTTATTAGCAGGTAAATTAAAAGAACTTATAGAACTTATAAGAGAAGCTAAAAAAGAAACTATAGACAGTTACAGACAAAATCCTGAATTTAAAGCTATTTATGGAACAGATTTAGCAATATCATTAATAGACGATTTAATTAAATTATTTAAATAAAAATGAAAGTATTACAAGAACAATATAACCTTATTAAAGAAGGTAAAGGTAATAAAGCTCACTTCTTAAAGACAGCTTTTAGACTATTTCCAGACATGTTATCCCCAGTTAATACTTACGAGGATACAGTGCGTATTTTAAAAAATAGAAGCATTATCAGCGAAGGTATCGGAGGTGTAGTTACTACAGGTAAAACGCCTGATTGGCATTCTATCTTTAAAGAAAACATGAATTCTATGGATTATAATTCATGGAAAAAAGAGTTAATAGATATTATTAAAAAAGATGCTAATCTTGATGATAATGAAATTGCAGTGGATGAAGAAGAAATAAAAGGATACTACAAAAAAGGAAAATCACCTAATGAAGTATATAATAATGTATGGTTAGGAGACGCAGGGAATTTTCGTTCTTTAAATGAAGCTAAAGAAGTAAAAGCTGTAGAAAAAGAAGCTACCAAAGAAGTAACTGATATGGAAACAGCAGGTTACGACTATAAGGATAAGAAAAACTATGATAACGTATTTGGTGAAGAATTTTTAAAAGGATTCTACACTGAAATGGGTGATTCTAAAAACGAAGGTAAAACAGTTGAAGAATTAAGACAAATTGTAGCTAAAAACTTATCTAAAGATTGTAACTATTATGTTAAAGATGGTCAGTTTGGTTTAAAAGGAGTAGGTTACGAAACTGAATTACCAGGCTTAGGCACTCCAAAAGAAGCTAAAGGTAAATTTAAATCATCTGGATATGGTGATTTGAAAGAAGGA